ACTTAATCATAAAATAATAAAATGTCAAAAATTAGTAAAGAAGAATTAAAAGAATTGCAAGAATCACAAGGAAAATTAAATGCTATTAAGCACGATTTGGGTTTATTATCAAATCAAGGTTTTAATTTAAACATTATGATGAATGATGAAAATCAAAAACAAAACAAATCTAAAGAAAGTCTTGAAGAAAAATATGGTAAAATAAATATTGACCTTAAAGATGGTTCTTATGAATTAATCCCAGAAAAAGATGAAAAAAATTAGCGAACATATAAGTTTTAAAGAAGCAACACATTCTCAAACTGCAAATAAATTTGGTTTAGAGAACAAACCTAATAAAGACCATATAAAAAATATGGAAATTTTAGCAGAAAAGGTTTTTGAACCTTTGAGAGATTGGGTTGGTGGACCTATAAAAATTAATTCAATGTTTAGATCAGAAGAACTTAATAATAGAATTGGTGGTGCTATGAGTTCATCACATATTTTAGGAAATGCTTTTGATATTACTTCTTTAGGTAAAAAAACTAATCTTGAGATGTTAAATTATATTATTAAAAATTTAGATTTTGATCAAATAATTTCTGAATTTCCAAATCAAGATGGTGAACCGAGATGGTTACATATATCTTATTTAAATAAAAAAGATAATAGAAAACAAGCATTAGAAATTAAAAGAAAAGGTAAATATTATACTTATACAGATTGTAAAAATTGTGAATAAATTTCAATTTTCAATTATAGAAAGATTTACAGTTGGACCATTAATTGGTTTTAGTTATTATCCTATAGAGTATGAAAAAGATTATACTGAATTAAATATTTATTGCATAGTTTTTGTATTACACTTTAAATTCTATTAATATGCCAATACCAAAAAAAAAGAAAAATGAAAAACAGTCTAGTTTTATGATTAGATGTGTTCCAGAGTTAATGAAGTATCACGAAAAATCACAGGCGATTGCTATGTGTTATAAAGCATTTAAAAAATGAAAAAAGAAGTAGGAATAGATTTAGATAATGACGGTAAACCTGATTTACATTTTGATTTAAAAACTTTAATATTAGTGGTAGGTGGAATAATAAGTATAACTATGACTTATTCAACACTTACTAAACAAATTGAACTTAATAAAGCAGAGATTGAGATAGCTAAACAATTACCACCTGCTCAGTCTCACGATATAATAGATCAAAAAATTATATTTTTAGAACAACATATTAAATCAGAATCTGAAAGATTAGATAAATTAGAAGATAAAATATATAAAAGATGAAAAATAAAAAATGATAAAAATATTAAATAAACTTTTTGGTGGCACAGGAACAAATATAGCAGAAAAAATATCTGGAATTATTGATAAACATACTTTTAGTAAAGTAGAAAAAGCAGAATTTGAGAAAGAAATGGAGCAAATATTTATTAAAGCAAAACTTGATTTAGAAAAAGAAATTACAACTAGGCATAAATATGATATGGAATCTGATAGTTGGTTAAGTAAAAATATAAGACCTTTATTAACTATTTTTTCATTATTATTATATACTATTTTTTCTGTTACCGATGGAAATATAGGAAATTTTAATATACAAAATAATTATGTAGATTTATTAGGTCAAATAGTTATAATGTCTTTAGGATTTTATTTTACATCTCGAGGTATTGAAAAAACAGCGAAAATACTAAAAACTGACAAAAGAATTAAATAGTTTTTTTATATATTTGTTCTATACAAACGTATAAACTTACACAACCTAAGAAAAATGGAAGGTGTTTGGATCAGGTAATTTTGAAAATTTGTTTTTATAAGGGGGGAGGTTTTTCTTTCTTTTCTTTTATTTTCTTCTGGTTACTTGTTTTATTTTGTTTTCTTTCTTTTAGTTATAAAACACATTATTATATCTACAAATGAAAAAAATTACCAGAAAAAATATAGTTAAAAGGTTAGATACAGTATTTTCTTTATATATAAGACTAAAAGATTCAGACAATGAAATGGTAGAATGTTATACCTGTGGTAAAATAAGTCATTATAAAAAAGGTATGCAATGTGGACATTTTCAAAGCAGAAAATCATATTCAACAAGGTGGGATGTAGATAATTGTAAAGTACAATGTTATGGTTGTAATGTAATGAAATATGGCGAACAATATAAATTTGGTTTAAAACTTGATCAAGAATTTGGAAAAGGTATTGCTGAAGAATTATTAATTAAATCAAAAAAAATAGTAAAATATACAAATGAAGATTTATTAGAAATGATTAATAAATACCAAAATTTGGTAAATTCATTAATATAGTTATCTTTACAACTTACATTGGTTATCTATACTTATAGATGTCTTTGTTTCTTTTTGTTTTTTTGTCAAAAATTGGGTTATTAATTTAACCCTTTTTTTTTATATAAAATATTTTTTGTATATTTGTTTTAAATATAAAATATATATTATGACAAAAGAAAAAACAATAAGTTTCCAAGAACATTACATTTTAATAGATTATTATAAAAATAAAATTAAAGATTTACAAAATCAAAATTTTAATCTTAAAATGATCATTGAAAATGAAAAGGCAAAACTAGAAGTAGAAAAAATGAATTCAAATAATTATAATCAAATATGAAAACAAACATACATACCAAACTTTTTAAGTTACAATCAGAAATAGGTGCAATTAGTAAAGATTCAAAAAATCCTTTTTACAAATCAAAATATTTTGATATTAATTCCTTGATTGGTCAATTAAAACCATTATTAGATAAACATCAATTACTATTATTACAACCAATTACTAATAATTATGTAAGAAGTATTATATTTGATTTAGATGGTGGCTCTATAGAATCAGCTATGAAATTACCAAAAAATTTAGATGCACAAAAAATTGGTAGTGCTATTACATATTTTAGAAGATATACATTACAATCTTTATTAGCATTACAAGCAATAGATGATGATGGAAATTTAGCTAGTAAATCAAAACCCTTAAATAATCCAATACATAAACCATTATTATTAGACAATTCGCCTGAATTAAAAAACGCTATTAAAGGAATGTCAAAAGGTGCTTCCTTAGATGATGTTAAGAAAATATATAAAATAACACCTTATATCCAAGAAAAATTATTAAACTTTAAAATATGAATAAATTAGACACAGCATTGTTGTTAAAACTTACTAAAGCAGATAAGGAATTATTAAAAGAAAAAGCAGATGAAAAAAGAATGTCTTTATCTGGCTATATTAGAAATGAATTATTAAACAATTAAATATATAAATTATGGCAGGAATTATTACAGCAAGTATTAGGGTAGATAAATTACCTAAAGAAAAATTTATCAAAGGTAAAGATGGTGCAGTTTATTACAATTTAACTATCTCTTTAAACGATGAAACAAGATATGGAAATAATGTTTCTATTTCTGATTCACAAACACAAGAAGAAAGGGAAGCTAAATGTAAAAGAAATTATTTAGGTAATGGAAAGGTAGTATGGACTAATGACATTATTAAAATAGCAGACAAACCAGAAGTTGTTGCAGAAAATACTTCTAGTGATTTACCTTTTTAAATAAAAAACTATTTTTTAATTAAAGGAGGATTAATAGTCCTCCTTTTTTTTTTATATATTTAATTAATGACAAAAAAACGAATGAATGAACAGGAAACTGTTCAGCATCTTATTATGCAATCTATTGAAGAAGATTGCGTAATTAATCCAAAAGAAATAATAACTTATCCACCTGTAGCTATATCTTTAGGTGAAAAATTGATTAAAACAAAATATGGTGATATGTTAATGCCAATTCCTATAGGAACTTATGGTAATTTTTCATTTATACAAGCACCACCTAAAACCAAAAAAACCTTTTTTGTATCCTTATTAATTTCTGTTTATTTAAGTGATCAAAACAATTTTGGTGGCAATATAAAAGGACATAGAGAAAATAAACAAGTTTTGCATTTTGATACTGAACAAGGAAAATGGCACGCTCAAAAAGTGTTTAAAAGGATTTTAGATATGAATGTAGAAGATTATTCAAAATTTTATCATACTTTTGGATTAAGGACAATAGGTTTTAAGCAAAGATTACAATTTATTGAATATTGTTTAAAGCATAAAGTTCAAAATACAGGTTTATTAATTATTGATGGAATTGCAGATTTAGTATCAGATGTAAATAATATCGAAGAATCTAATGCTTGTATTCAAAAAATAATGGAATGGTCTGCAAATTATAATTGCCATATTATAACTGTAATTCATTCTAATTATGGAAGTTCTAAGCCTTCTGGTCATCTTGGATCTTTCCTTGAAAAAAAAACAGAGACACAAATACAATTAGAAGCAAATACAGTAAATAAGGATTGGATAACCGTAAAATGTAGAAGAAGTAGGGGTTATTCATTTGAAACATTTAGTTTTAAAGTGAACGAAATAGGATTACCAATAATAATTGGTGATTTATATGACCCACTTAAAAATTGAGTTATTTATGCGAAATTTATTGGTTGATATTTTTAAAAAACACAAAATTTGGATTGAAATTGTTGAATCCTTTGGGTGTAATAAATTAACAGCCGAAGATTTAGTAATGGAAATGTATATTAAATTAAAAAAAAATATTGATAAAGGATTAGATATAGATTATGGTGATGAAGATTTTAATTATTATTATGTTTTTAAAACATTAAAAAGTCTTTTTTTAGATTTAAAAAGAAAGGAATCAAAAGTTCAAATAATAAGTCTTGATCATACTAAATTAACTCAAACAATTATGGATGTAGAATATGAGAATAAATATGATTTAATTATAAATGAGTTAAATAAAATTCATTGGTACGATAAAAAAGTTTTTGAAATTGTAGATAGTGGAACTTCTATATCAGCATTATCTAGGCAAACTAAAATACCTTATCATTCTTTATATAACACTTATAGAAATGTAATTAAAAAATTAAAAAAAATCTTATGATATACAAATTATCACCAGAACAAATAAAATGGTGTATGGATTTAGCCATAAAAAGGTCAGGCACTCACAATCACGCAGAAACAAAAAACAGTATAAATTGTTTTAAAAACAAAGCTGGATGGTATAGACATTATTTAGGTGTTTTAGGAGAATTAGCATATTCTATACATTCAGGTTTAAAAATAAGACCTTTTACAGGTGAAGCAGATAATGGAACAGATTTTGATAATGGGGTAGATGTAAAAGCTTCAGATACAAAATATAAACCAAATTTGTTATTATTTGAAAAACAATTTAAAAGAAAATTTGCTGATCGTTATGTTTTAGTTTGGGTTAAATTACCTTATGTAGAAATAATTGGAGAAATTAAAAGACAAAAAGTAATTGAATTAAAGGAAATTAAAAATTTTGGTTATGGTAATTCTTATTTTGTAAACAACAAACATTTAAATAATCTTATATTATGAAATTAGGAGATATAGTTTATTATTTTACTTATTATACTGGTATTAGATATATATGGAAAAAGATATATCCAAATTGCAAATGTGATGAAAGGAGAAAAGATTGGAATAAAATAAAAGTTAAAAAATGGTAAAATTTACTGAAAATGATAGAAAACAATGGCAATCCTTTAGACTTTCAGAACCAAACTATATCACAAGAATACAATTTCATATGGTTTGCCACCTCCACTCACAATATTACAAACATAAATACTATGAACCCTGTACTTGTAATCCAAAAAAAATAAATAAATTAATAAAAGATTTAAATATTATTTGGGATAATGGGATTAAATAGAATTAAAAAATTAGAGCAAACATTAATAAATTTTTTAAATTTTGATGGATGGGATTTAAAATGGACAGGAAATGGTTTTGAACATTATGATGCTGAAGGTTATACTTCTAAAGGTTTTAAGTGTGTTATTGAAATGAAATTTAGAAATAAATATTATAAAGATAAAATGCTTGAAAAATATAAATATGACAAATTAATAAAAATGAATAAGGATATTATAAAATTATATTTTGTAAATGATCCTAAAGGAAATTTTATGTTTTGGTTAAATAATTTACAAATGCCAAAACCAATTGAAATGTACTGTCCAGACACCACTTTATGGACTAAAAAAAGGTTACTTAAACCTGTTTATTTACTTAAAGAAAACCTTGCAAGTAAAATTAATTTAAATAATTAAAAAAATTTGATCATATAATATATATTTTGTATATTTATACTTATAATATATAACATATGAATAATACAACATTTGAAAACATTGGCTATCACAAGGATTTTTATGTAAATGGTAAATATATAGGTTATCATAAATTAGAAACATATAATGGTAAATGTGGTTATGCTTCAAAGGAAGATTTTATTGCTAATCGCAACCTTACTGTACAAAAAGCATTTAATAGATATGCAGTAATAAAAAAAGGTCAACATTATACTACACAAATTATACCATTATGTGGTAGGGTATTAGGCACACAAAATGAAAAAATACAAAGATTATCAAATTCACAATTAACTTTTAATAAATAATTATGTATAAACTAGAAAAATATAAACAAAATTTAACCATTGATGGAAACAATGTTTGGAGTTATAATACAATAGTTGCCAAAATAGAAGGTAATAAATTGTTACAACAAGGATGGTGGTCTGTAACCACTCAAAAACATATAAATTATGTATCAAAAGAATTAGATTTAAAATTAATAAAATAAAATTATGGCACACGAACCACACGCATTTGAAAACCAAATATTTGATCACTTTAGAAAAAACGCAGAAAAAATAAATAATTGTATTGAATTTTTAGTTGAACATAATTACACTGTTATAGATTTGGAAGGAAAAATTATTACAAAAGATAAAATTAATTTAGACTTTAAAGAATCAAGCAACTACAGAATACCTAAATTAAAAAAAGAATGATATTATTAATAGATGCAGATAGTTTGGTTTTTGCTAGTTGTTGTAAAAAAAAAACAACACCAGATGATTCCCCACATTGTAAAAACATAGAAGATTCCATAATTAAATTTGATGAACAATTTATGGGAATTATAAATGATTTGCAAGAGGTTTATGATATTGAAAAAATAATAACATTTAATGGATGTAAAGGTAATTTTAGGAAATTAATAACTAAAAATTATAAAGCAAATAGAAAAAAACAAATCTTACCACCTTTACTTCACCAAATGCACCAATATGTAAAAGACAATTATGATAGTAAATATGGTTTTGGTATAGAAACAGATGATATGGTGGCAAGATATTGGAAAACTTTAAGTGAGGAATTTGGTAGAGATCAAGTTATGATAGTTTCTATTGATAAAGACTATAAGCAATTTCCTTGCCTAATTTACAATTACCATTTTAAGCACAAAGAAATATTAGATATATCTGAAGAACAAGCATTATATAATTTTTATGAGCAAATGATAATGGGTGATACTGCAGATAATGTAAACTATTTTAAAGGAAAAGGTAAAAAGTTTGCTGAAAATTATTTTAAAAATTGTAATAGTAAATACCAATACACTAAAAAATTATATGAATTATTCAAAAATAAATACAAAAGCAAAGCAAAACAAAAATATATTGAATGCTATACTTTATTAAAACTATTAACTAATTAATATGAATGTGGAAGAATTTTCTTACTATACAAAATACAAAAATAATTTAACTCAATTTATTATACATAACTGTTCATATTCTAAAAATAAAAAAAGATTAAACAGAATTAATTTAAATGAAAGGCAAATTTTAGATTTATTAAAAGAATTAATTGAAATTAGTTTATATTGTGATCAAATAAATAACAGAAAATAATACGTTATATATATAAGTATGATAGAAAAAATTGATATAAACAAAATATTTCCTAATAAAGAAAATCCACGTTTTATTAAGGATTATAAATTTAAAAAATTAGTTAAAAGTGTAAAGGAATTTCCACAAATGTTAAAATTAAGACCAATTATTATAGATAAAAATAATATAATTCTTGGTGGTAATATGAGATATAAAGCTTGTGTTGAAATTGGATTAAAAGAAGTATATATTATTAAGGCACATTCTTTCAATGAAGAACAATTAAAGGAATTTATAATTAAAGATAATGTAGGATATGGTCAATGGGATTGGGATATTATTGCTAATCAATGGGATACACAACAATTAAATCACTGGGGTTTGGAAACTTTAGAGTTAGAAGAAACATTTGATGAAGGTGAAATAACCGAAGATGATAATGAAAATAATAAAAATGAAGTTATAATAAATTTAACAATGCCATTTTACCAATATGAAAAAATGGAAAATGATTTTGAAAGTTTTATTAAAAAATATCCAAATGTAGTATGCAAAATACAAAATTAAACATATTAATTTATCCAATGTTATCGGTAGATAATTTAAATGCTGATAGCAATTATATTATTATAAAACAACTATGTAATGAATTATTAAAAACAAATAGATATAATTTTTTTTTATTAATTGATTCAAATAGAAAATATATAAAAGATGATTTAAATTCTTTGGTTAAAATTTTAAAAATACCAATGCCAAAAAGTAAAAAACATCAGGTTATCCATTTTAATTCTAATATTTTTAGAGAAATATTTAAAAGATACTCATTTGATATAATATGGAATAATGTAGTTGAACAAGGACACCATTTAAGATATTTTCAAGATACTATAGTGGATGATTTTAGACCAAAGGTTTTTAATTATCACCATTATGTAATTCATAGAAGTTTAGAAAAGGTTACAAGCTATTTACCTTGTATTCATATTTTATATGATCAAATAGTTGGTAGTTTAGGTGCTGATTTAAATTTTTTCCATACTCAATATTGTTTTGATATGTTATTGGAAGAAGCTAATGACATTTTAAAAGAAAATAAAATAAATTTATTAAAACAAAAAAGTGTTATAAGTCTTGGTGGTTATGTTAATCAAATTAAAAGTATAAAAAAATATGAAAAATTTACTTTTATATATAATCATAGATTAGATGGCTATAAAAATTGGCAAATTACTTTTAATCAATTTGACCAATTATGGGATGAAGGATTAGATTTTCAAGTTATATTAACAGCAGGAGATAAAGACAATATTAATACTATAAATAAAAAACCATATTGTATTGTAAAATCCTTTACTAAACATAGTGATTATTTAAAGGAATTAGCTAAATGCCATAGTAACACAATTAATAGTAGGCACGAAACATATTGTATAAGCATAGCAGAAAGTATAATGAATGACCAAATAACCATATTACCTAATAGGTGTACTTTTCCTGAATTAGTTGGTAAAGATTACCCTTATCTATTTAATACAGTAGATGATCAATTAGAAATGCTTAGAAAGGTTATTAAAAACAATATTAAAACTTTTGATTATGATACTAAACACAAATTAACTTTAGATAATCATATTAGAACTATTCATTATTTATTTAAAAAATTAGGAACACCTACAAAAACTAAAATATTTGATAGCATAAAAAAACAAAAAAGTAAAAACGAAATAAAAAAATACTTATCTAAACATAGTGAAGTTAGTTTGCATAATTTTAAAAATTTTGTATTTAAATTAGGTTATGCTTCACAAAGTTTTCCAAATGCTAAATTAAAAATGATATTAAATGAACTAAATTATGATTATAATATAAATTTAGATAAATTTCAAAAAATGAATTATGAGTAAAACCGACAAAATCCGACATACTAAGAATAATTTAATTGCAGCCTTAGAAAAATCAATGGGAGTAGTAACTACTGCCTGTAAAAATGTAGGAATACACCGATCAACCTTTTATGATTATTATAATAATGACGAAAAATTTAAAAAGGAAATAAATGATATTGGTAACGTAGCACTTGATTTTGCAGAAGGTAAAATGTTTGAACAAATACAAAATGGTAATACACAATTAATTAAATTTTATTTAGCGACTAAAGGTAAAAAAAGAGGTTATGTTGAAAGGCAAGAAATAACTGGAGCAGAAGGTATGCCAAATCATTTTCAAATAGAAATAATTGATAAAACAGATCCAAACTAATATAGTTTATAAGCATTTAGTCAATAACAATAAAAAAATAGTAGTTGAACAGGGTGGAACTAGATCAGGTAAAACCTACAATATACTTTTATTTATAATATTTCATTATTGCGCTCATAATACTAAAAAAATAATTACAATTTGTCGTAAAACCTTTCCAAGTTTAAGGGCAACAGTAATGAGAGATTTTATAGAAATATTAAATTCTCAAGAAATATATAGAGATGAATTCCATAACAAATCAAATAGTGAATATCATTTATTTGGTAATTTGGTTGAATTTACTTCTCTAGATCAATCACAAAAAATTAGAGGTCGTAAACGGGATTTATTATTTATAAATGAAGGTAATGAATTGTATTGGGAAGATTGGCAGCAACTTATTTTTAGGACACAGGAAAAAATAATAATTGATTTTAATCCCTCAGATGAATATCATTGGATTTATGATAATGTTATAACCAGAGAAGATTGTGCCTTTTTCAAAACAACTTATTTAGATAATCCTTTTTTAGAAGATGTTATTAAAGAAGAAATTGAAAGGTTAAAAGAAACAGATGACCAATATTGGCAAATTTATGGGTTAGGTGAACGAGCAACAAGCATATCAACTATATTTAAATATGTTGAAACAAAACAAATACCATTTGATGCTAACTTAATAGCTTATGGAATGGATTTTGGTTACTCAAATGATCCAACCACATTGGTTGCTGTTTATACACTTGATCATAATTTATATATAAAAGAACATTTATATAGAACCAAAATGACTACAAATGATATTCATATTTTTTTAAAAGAACAAAATTTATTAAGCAATCCTATTTATGCTGATTCAGCAGAACCAAGATTAATTGCTGAACTAAGGAGAATGGGACATAATATATTTCCAAGTTTAAAAGGTAAAGATTCTGTTAATGCAGGGATAGACCTATTAAGAAGATATAAAATACATATTACTACTGATTCATCTAATGCTATACAAGAATTTAGAAATTATAAATGGAAAGAAGATAGATCAGGAAAACTTATTAATGTTCCAGAAGATAAACATAACCATATTATTGATCCTTGTAGATATGCAACCTATTCTTTATTATCAAGACCTAACTTTGGTAAGTATGCTATACAATAAAGTTGCCTATTTAATATATATTTTGTATATTTAATTATATTAATAATTAAAACAAACAAAATGACAAAAAAAAGACAATACAAAGTAGCAAAATCAACACTTAACAAATCAGGAAATACTTTGTTACAATTACGAGAGCAAACATCTTTTGGATATGCAACATACTTTTTATTTCAACATCAATTAGAAAAAAAGATGATAGAAAAAAACTTTGAGATTATTAACTAATAATAATGGGGGTGTAAAAACCCCCTTTTTTATATGACATTATTAAAAAAATTTAATCAATTAAAAACCTTAAAAGAAAAAAGGTTATTTGCTTTAAAATTAGCAAAAACAGATTACGATATTGAGATGTTGAATTATGAAAAATTATCTTTCTTTTCAATACATATTTTATTTTACAAATATATTGGTAAAAAATACATAATAAAAAGACAATATAAACCAAAACATAATTCACAAAGAAACTTTTAGTTGTCCATTTGATATATATTTTGTATATTTGATTATATAATAAAAAAACATAAATATGGAAAACAAACCTGAAATTTACCAAAATGCAAAATTAATTGGCAAAGCTATTGGTAATTTAAAATCACTAATTAGTTATGCCGATCTTCCTGAATATCAAAAAGAATGGTTAAAAGAAGCTTTAAGATGTGTTGAGCAAGTAGATTATATTAACTTAAAAAATAGGTTTTAATTATGAGCAAATTAATAGATGATTTAAAAGCTGAAATAGTTTTACTTGAAAACAAATTAGAAATGGCTAAAAACCACCATTATGTCCACGAATCTCATTCATTACATTGTCAAGATGGTGAACTTTATATTTACCACAATGGAATAAATGATGAAGAAAGATGTGTTGTAATTAATGTAGAACAGCTTTTAAAAGACTTACCTTTTATAATAGATCAAACAATAAAAGAAAATAAAAAAATGCAAGAAATGTATTTAAATAACCTAAAAGACTCAATTAAAAAATTATGAAACCAATGAGAAAATTTGGTGCTTTATTAAAAGCATTATTAAATCCACAAAAATCAGGTATTTTTTGGGTTAAAGTACCTCAAACATTTAAAAATAAAGAAGATAAAAGTAATTTTATATATTCAACAATAGAATTACTAAATATTAAAATTAAAATAGATGATAACCAAAATACAAAACACTAAAGATTTAGCATATTATAATAATGCAATTCTTTTATCAGAATTAATTAATAAAGAAGTAGCTGATTCAGATAATAAAAATTTAGTAACAATACAAGAATGTATAATTGATATTTTATTTTACACTAATAATTTACAAACTCATATTGCTAACTGCAAATTAGCTAATAGTAAATATAGAGAACAAAGAAACAATGCTTTATTAGAAATAAATGAATTAACAGAAGAAATAGAATATATAGAAAACAATCAGATATAGTTGTGGGTATTGTATATATTTTGTATATTTGATTATATTAATAATTAAGTTAATATGCAAAACAAACAAAATGAAACAAACAATTAACAAAGTAAATTTACAGACAAGACAAAGCAATGTTAATCTTGCTAAACAAATTGCAAATTATTTAAATTTAGATTATACTGTTTTAAACAAAAGTGTAATTATAAATTATACTAGCGATAAATTTGCAAATATTATTTTAAACAATAACTGGGATAATAAAATTAATTTTAATTTAAAAAATTTAAAATAAACAAAATGAACTTACAACAATTAAAAAGCAAACATTTAAAAGAATTACAACTTTTAGAAAAAGGTACTAAACTTTTAAAGGGCGAAGCTTTAAGAGAATTATGGAGAAGTATAGATAAATTACAACATCAACATAATTTAAAAGAAACGCAATGGATTAATAATGATATGAAAAAATTTAATCAAAAATTAGAACAATTTAAAACTTTTATGTAATGATCAAAAAATTCTTAAAACAAAACCCAAATAATTGGATGTGGTTAATTTGCTTTTATGCTTTAGCTTTATTAATAACTATAATTTTAACTATAAAAATATAAATTAATGAAGCAAATAAATAATATAATAACATTAGAATGCGATAATTTTGAATTAGAAGTTAAATATGAATTTCGTAAAGGTAATGCAGGTAATTATTATAATCCACCAGAAGAAGATGAAATTAATATTAAAAGAATTTATATAGAACAATATACCACTGAAGAAGGTGACATTATTAATATAAATAAAAGACTTTTTCCAATATCAGGACATAAAGTGCCTTCAGCTTGGGAAGAAATAATAATGCAAGAAATATCTTATAATGTAGAAAATTTTACATAATTATAATAAATCCGTTTGTTTGTTTAAATTAGTGCTTAGAAATAGGCACTTTTTTTGTGCAGTAAAATCACCAATTAAATACGTTATATAATTATGGAAGTAAAGCTTACAATACCTGACCACTTAAATGAAATCACTTTAAAGCAATATAAAGAATTTCTAAAAATTAATGAAACAAGTGAAGATGTTAATTTTATACAGGCTAAAATGATGGAAATTTTTTGTAACATTTCCAATAAAATGGCTACTGAAATGAGATATAAAGATGTAGAAGATATTACAGGAACTTTAAATTCAATGTTTTTAGAAAAACCTAAATTGGTTACAAGGTTTAAAATAAACAAAAAAGAATATGGTTTTATACCAAATTTAGATGATATGACTTTAGGTGAATATATAGATTTAGATACATATTCAGGTAATTATGATAATATAGAGGTTGCTATGAATGTTTTATATAGACCTATCACTAATAAATTAGGAGGTAAATATGACATTGCTAAATACAATCCTGAAACAAAAGATAATATGTTAAAAATGCCAATGGATGCGGTTATAAGTTCTTTGTTTTTTTTTCTGAATTTAGGACTGGAATTGTCAGCAATTACCCTGAACTCTTTGGAGAACAAACAACCAACACACTCGGACCAACTGAAGGATTTGCAGCAAAATATGGATGGTATCAATCACTTTTTGCCTTATCTAAAGGAAACATTGAACGAATTGAAAATATCACTAAATTAAAATTTCATCAATGTTTTTATATGTTGGCATTTATGAAAGACAAAACAGAGTTAGAAAACAAACAAATAAAAAAACAATTTAAATGAGCCAACAAGGAACAAGGGCATTTTATCAAGCTACCGAAACAATTAAATCTCAATTATTAGCAGATATAAATGTAAACAGCGTTACAACTGGAGATATAGCGGATGTAGATTTACAAAAACAAACCATATTTCCTTTATCACATATTATAGTTAACAATGTAGTACAAGAAGATGGTGTTTTAAGATTTAATATTTCAGTATTAGCAATGGATATAGTTCATCAATCTAAGGAAATAACTGTTGATCAATTTGAAGGAAATAACGATTTACAAGATATTTTAAACACTCAATTAGCAGTAGTAAATAAATTAACACAAATATTAAGAAAAGGAACTTTACATTTTGACAAATACCAATTAGATGGTAATCCTAACATAGAGCCATTTTATGATAGATTTGATAATGAATTAGCAGGGTGGACAATTACAATGGATATTTTAATTTATAACGATATAAGTATTTGCTAATGGATTTTAATGAATTAAATAAAGCGTTTAAAATTTTTGGTGATTATATGGTTGCTGAATCACAAAAAAATCTTAAAGAAAAAGGCAAAGGTGGTGGACCATTATACAATTCACTTAGCTATAAAATAAAAGATGAAAAAACTAAAGTAATATTAGATTTTTTTATGGAGGATTATGGGTTATTCCAAGATCAAGGTGTTAAAGGAAAAGACCCTAAAAAAGTTAGTTCTAATGCTCAATTAACTGGACAACAAGCACCTAATTCACCCTATAAATTTGGTTCAGGTAGTGCAAAAGGTACTTGGAAAGATTTTGTGAGAGGTATATCATCTTGGGCACAAATTAAAAATATTAGATTAAGACAATACACATATAAAAACGGAATAAAAAAATCAACAGGAAAATTCGCAAAAGGAAATTATGAGACAATTGGTCAAGTAATAGCACGAAATATTTATAATAGAGGATTAAAACCATCCTTTTTTTATACTAAACCTTATAATAAAGCATTTGATAATTTACCACAAGAATTATTCGAGGCTTATGCACTAGAATTTGAAAAAGGAATAAAAATAAAAAACAATGGCAACAAGATTAATTAGAAGTCCTCAATATATTTCTGCAATTTCAGGAACATCTGGAACAGCATCAGTAAAACTTACGATTTCTATCGAAGGTACAATACAATATACTTTAATAAAAGATGCAGAACAAGGGGTAACTGCTTTGTTTGAGTGGGGTGAATTAGCAAGAGATTATTTAGACATAACTTGGAATGGTACTGATTATAGTACTTTACCAGCTTTTGATATTATATTAGTTTTAAATTTTTGGGATGCACCAAATGCAGAAGGAAATCAATTAGGAGGAAACAGTTCACAAACTCATTTTGGTTTAGATGGATATGGTACTTTTTATGAAGCTGCAAGTCCTGCAGTAAGTTCAACAGAATTCCCTGCAATTTCTAATTATATTCAATCGGGTTCTACAAGTTCAGGTGAAAAAATTTATACAATGTATGCGCCTAAAAATATTGCAGTACAAATTCCAAGCATATTAAATGGAACAGTTAAATATAATGCTACAGGTATTAATGCAACTGAAAAAATTGTTAATGGAACAATTATTAATATTGTTAGAGTTCCCTGCACTAAATACACAAGTTTTAATAGTGGTTATACAGAAACTCCTGCTGATATAGGTTATAAAGTTAGTTTTATAAATAAATTTGGAGCAATACAAACCGAGTTTTTTACACTTAAAGTTGTTCAAAATATATCATCTTCAAGAAAAACTTTTAATTCAAACACAATAACCTCTACAGGAACTTATTCTATTAATAATCATACTAAACAGAATTTTGATATACAAGGAAAACAATCTATTACATTGGATTCTTTTTATGTTCCTGAATATTATAATAATGTTTTTACTGAAATGCTATTGTCTGAAAAGGTTTGGGTTACATTTAGAGTACCTTCCACTGGTAGTTTTACAACTGTACCAATTAATATAAAAACTAATGGTTTTGCTTATAAAAATTCTTTAAACGATAGATTAATACAATTTACCTTTTCTTTTGAAATGTCATTTGACTTTATAAATAATGTTAGATAATGCAAAAACTCCAATTATATATTAGTAGTGTTGAAAATAATCCTACACTTTCACAATTTCAAAGAGTTGATTTATTTAAAGATGAAACCATATCCATTAGTTTATCTATTCAAAACATAAAAGAACCAGATAAAATATTTGCAGAGTTTACCAAAACATTTACTATTCCTGCAAGTAAAACAAATAATAAATTGTTTGAGCATTATTATAATTTTGATATTACAAATGGTTTCGATGCTCGAAATAAAAGAGAAGCAAAAATTGAATTAAATAATATTCCATATAAAGATGGATTTATTGCTTTAACAGAGGTGGAACTAAAAAATAATAAAGCATACGCATATAAGATCACATTTTATGGTAAAACAATTAATTTAAATAAACAATTTAGAAATTCAGGTTTAAACTCATTACAGGGTGCTTTAACACCTTATAATTTAGATTATATTAATGCTAGTGTAGTTGGAAAGATGCAGGTAGACCCTACTGCTTCATCTACTGTAATTATAACACCTTTAATAACACATACAACAGAAGCATATTTCGATACAGCTTCAACAACAATAGAAGGTAATCTTTCACCACAGACAGGACAAGGTTTGTTATGGTCGCAATTAAAATATGCTATTAAAGTTAGCACTATTGTTGACGCAATACAATCAACTTATGGATTAACCTTTTCAAATGATTTTTTTGGTGCTAATAATAATTCCCAATTTAATAATCTTTATTTATGGTTAAATGCTAAAAAAGGTAATGTAGAACCCTCAATACAAATAAACTCATTTACTAATCAAGTTACAGGTTTTGTAGCATCAGCAGGATATGTAAATGCAGAAACACAAATGTCTAATGGTAGTGCTTTAATTATAACACCTTTTGCAATTCCTAATAGATTGACTTTAAGTATTGTAACAACAGGAACAGTACCAGAATATACAGTTAGAATTGTAGACATTACAACTTCTACTGTAATTTTTACATCAATTACTTTAACAGCATCTGCAACATTTAGACAAAATGATTTTTTATTACCTGCAGGTTCTTATGTAATTGAAATTATTGGAAGTTCTCCTATTAGTTTTGTAAGTTTTAATTGGAATTTAAAAGATTTAAGCAATGTTGTCGGTGGTGGTTGGGAAAATGAATGGGAAATACCAAGTGGAACAGGTTTTGATTTTGCTACTGAATTTGAATTTATAGTAGGTCAACAAATGCCAGATTTAAAGATTATAGATTTTATGAATGGTTTATTTAAATTATTTAATCTTACTGCTTATTTTGATAATCAATCTTTATTAGTAAACGGAAATACAAATCCAAATTTTGGTAAAATAAGAATACAAACATTAGATTCTTATTACGCATCTAATTTTAATACTTGGGATATTTCTAAATATGTAGATATTTCTAAAACTTCTGTTAAAGTTGGTTTACCATATAATGCCATAACTTTTAGTTATAAAGGACAAAAGACATTTTATGCACAGCAATTTCTACAAACAACTGGTGGTGCTTGGGGTGGTATAAATTATCAAGGAATAGGAACAACAGAACAAAGCAGTAGTTTTACAGCACCAAATATTCCTTATAACGTAACCACACCTTTTGAACATCTACAAATGGTTAGATTATACAATCAAAATGGAGGAACTACACCATTAAATTTAATGACTGGATACTTTGCAAATGATAACAAAGAAAGTATGGTTGGTGATCCTTTATTATTTTATGCTATAAGATTAACTCCAAGCACAAGTGATGTAGCGCAAGAAATAAGAATTAAAAGAGTACAAAATGCACTTACTTTTGATGACTTAACAACTTATATTATACCATCAAATAGTGTAAGTTTAAATCCTGCATCTAATACACAAAATATTAATTTTAATAATGAAAATAATGAATGGACAAATAATAGTGAATTTGATGGCACATTATTTAAAAACTTTTATAACACTTATATAAGTCAAGCGTTTAATTCTAAAAGAAGAATCATAAAAATTAAGGCTTTTTTACCTTTAAACATCATTTATAAAATACAAATGAATGATAGAATAACAATAAATAACATAGATTATAACATAAATAACGCTAATATTAATCTAATTACAGGAGAAACACAATTTGAATTATTAAATATAGTATGATCAAAGAAATAATAAGTTTATTAAGATATGTTAATGAAGATACAGAAAACATAAGAATAGCAAAAGGCAAAAACAAATTAGCTACTAATTGGAAAGAAGCATACAAACAAGTTAAAAAAGTATTATGGCAAAAATAATAGCAATACAGGTAAGTGCTGAAACTAAACAAGCACAAAAAGCATTAGCAGATGTTAATTCAACTTTACAGGAACAAGAAGATATATTGGATGCTATAAGCAGAGAAATAACAAAAACTGAAAATTTATTAGAAAAAACAAGTAAAAAAGATGCCAATAGGTTAAAAGAAAGAAAAGATAAATTACAAAATTTAAATAAAACTTTAAAAAAACAAAAGGAAGCAATAAAAAGGTCTAAAGACGAACAAAAAAAATCTAATGTAGTTGTAAAACAAGCTATTAAAGATCAAAAAGATTATGGTGGTGTTTTAAATACTGTAGATAAATTTACAGGTGGTGCTATTTCTGGTTTTCAAGGAATGACCAAAGGCATTATGGGTGCAACTAAAGGATTTAATCTAATGAAAGTTGCTATTATAGGAACTGGAATTGGTGCTTTAGTAATTGGAATAGTAGCTTTAGTACAATCTTTTAAAAGATCAGAGGCAGGACAGGAAAAATTTGAGCGAGGAATGGCAATGATTGGAGCAGTTGTAAATCAAGTATTAGATTTATTTGGAAAATTAGGCGAATCAATAATATCTGCTGTAACAAATCCAATGAAAGCTATTAAAAGCTTAGGATCAAGCATTACAAAATTTATATCTAATCCGTTTAAAACAATTAAAGAAGCTGTTGTAGGTGCTGCAGAATCCGTTAAAGGATTTGTAGAAGAAACAAAAAAAGAAGTTGGAGCATTAGATGAAGTAACAAAAAAAAGACAGAAAGCACATCACATAGAAAGAGATTTACAAATTGAAAGAGCAAAAGCTAATAACGAAATTAACGATATTAGACTTCAAGCAGAGGATAGAGAAAATAAAACAGCAGCACAAAGAATTGTTTTATTAAGAAAAGCACAAAAGATTGAAGAAGATATTACTAAAAAAGAGATACAAGCAAAACAGCTTTTAGTAGATGCTCAAATTTTAGAAATGGAACAAGGCGATAATAATATTGCTTCAAAAGATAAACTTGCTAAAATGCAGGCAGAATTAATTAATTTAGATACTAAAAAATTAAGAAGCCAAAGACTTTTACAAACACAAATAACTACAGCAGTAAATGAAGAAAAAGCTATAAAAGAAAAAGCAAAGACAGAAGCAAATAAAAAAATAGAAGATGATCAAATAGCAGCAAACAAAGTAATTGAGGATGCTAAAGTAACTGAACAAAAAAGATTAGATGCAATAAAACAAATACAAACAGCATTTGAAGAACAAGAGGCAGAAGCATCAGCGATTACAGAAGAAGGAAAAGCGGTTTTAGAATCTGAAAAAGCTATAGCGGAATTAGATAAATTAAATGCAACTGAAGAACAAAAAGCCAAAATAATAGCCTATTGGAATAAACAAATACAAATTGGTAAAGAGAAAGACATTAAAATAGAAGCAGCAAGAGACAAAGCAGTTGGCAAAGCAAAAGTAGATATAGCGAAACAAGGTATGGCATTAATTGGTGCTATTGCAGGTCAAGGTAGTGCTGTTGGTAAAGCAATGGCTATAGGTCAAGCAACTATATCAGGTATTGAAGGTGTTCAAAACGCATTTACTACTGCAAATAAAAATCCTATAACAATAGGTTTCCCCGCATATCCTTATATACAAGCAGGTTTAGCAGGTGCATTTAGTGCTTTACAAATTAAAAAAATAGCATCAACAAAAGCAGATGGTAAAGGTTCGACACCTAGTCCTACAGTTAGTGGTGGAGGTGGTGGAACACCATCAATACCACAATTACCACCAACATTCAATACAGTAGGAGCAAGTGAAACAAATCAATTGGCATCTGCAATAGGACAACAGGAGCAAACACCTGTAAGAGCGTTTGTAGTTTCTAACGATGTTACTACTGCACAAAGTTTACAAAGAAATATTGTAGAAGGAGCTACAATATAAAAACAAAATTAACAATTAAATACGTTATATTAATATGAAGATTATAGAATTAGTACTTGATGAAGACCAAGAAGGTTCAGGAATTGAGGCAATTTCGATAGTTGAATCACCTGCTATAGAAGAAGATTTTATTGCTTTAAACAGCAAAGAGATTAAACTTGCTGAGGTATCAAAAGATAAAAAATTATTAATGGGTGCTTTACTTGTGCCTAATAAACCAATTTATAGAAAATCTGGTGAAGATGAATATTATATTTATTTCTCAAAAGATACAATTTCAAAAGCATCTCAATTATATTTAAAAAACGGTAACCAAAACAATTCAACTTTAGAACACCAACATACTTTAAGTGGTTTAACACTTGTAGAATCTTGGATCGTTGAAAGTGAAACCGAAGATAAAAGCCGTTTATATAATTTAAATGTACCAATTGGCACTTGGATGGGTACCATAAAAGTTAACAACGATGAAATATGGAACGAGTACGTTAAAACAAATAAAGTTAAAGGTTTTAGTATTGAAGGATACTTTGCAGATAAGATGGAATCTCCTAAAGAATCAGTTGAAGAAAAAATGGAGGTTAATAATAATAAATTACTTGAATCAATAAAAGATATTTTGATCAATGATTAGAAGAATAAGAAAAAATAGAAGACCTGGTAGTGCAGGTTATATTCCTGCAAGAGCAGCACAAAATGGAGGACAAAGAGCTTGTTTATGTCCTGATACTTTAAATTATTCTAGGCAATGTTGCGATGGTTCTATATGGGCTCAAGGCATTGGTTCAATAACAAAAATAAGTTGAAAACACAAAATTTAAATTAATAACCGTTATATAAATAATTATGAAAAGTACACAAATGTTAAATAAAATTAAGACACTTTTAGACATCCAAATCAAATTAGAGGAAATGAAATTAGAAAATGGAACTAGAGTAGAAGCTGAATCTTTCGAAAAAGGAAAGGAAATTTTCATTATGACAGACGATGAGAAAGTAGCAATGCCTGTTGGCGAATATATTTTAGAAGATGGAAGGTTACTTGTTGTAGAAGAAGAAGGACTAATTGCTGATATGAGAGAAGTATCTGATAAAGTACCAGAAAAGGAAATAACAGAAGATATGGAAGATAAAGATGAATATGAAGACCAAGAAGAAGAAAAGGAAATGGCAGATGAAGGTAATTATGTTACTAAAGATTCTTTTAGAGAAATGGAAGTTAAAATTCAAAATCTTGAGGATGCTATTGCCGATTTAAAAGGTGATAAGGAATCTAAAATGGAGGATCAAGTTGAAGAAGTAAATGATGGTAGTTTAAAATCAAGAACAGTAAAAGAAGAATTTAAATCTCTTTTAGATAATGAAATTGAAAAATTATCTGAACCTTCAGTAACACCAATAAAACACAGTCCAGAATCTAAAAAATCTACAAATAATAAAGGATTTTTATATTCTCAAAATAGAGTAGGAAATACTTTAGATAGAGTTTTAGCAAAATTAAATAAATAATAAATAAAAATAAATTAAAAAAATGAGCACTTTCAACTATTTATCAAATGACGATGTCCGAAATCAAGTTGGACAATCTTACTATACAGCAACTGGAGATATTTCAGAAAGCGATTTAGGAAACGACCACAATGTAGCAACAGATGGATTAACTATTGGTATTCCAAAAATTACATCAGGAAACTTAGGATGCACAATATTCTTTAGAAATTCAGGTGCAGCAGGAAACA